ACCACTTCTTTCACTGGTTACCTGAAAGGTATTATCACTGGTGTTACCACTGATGCTACTTCTAACATGAAGAGCAGTATTGATGTAAGAATTGTCTCCAGAGTTTCTGGAATGGCAACTGATTCTGGAACTGAGTATCCTATTACTTATCAGGTAGGTGATCCTGGCAAATCAATTGAAGCTGCTGATACCCTGACATTTGTAGAAAATTCTGGTGCTAATGTTGCAACAATTGCTGCAGCAAGTGCTGTTGACTGGTATGATCAACAGACTCTTGGTCTGACAAATTCTACTATCTTCTGGAAGAATCTTGCCCCTAGACCTGTAACAAATAACTTTGCTGCTACAAGAAATGCAAAAAATGATGCAATGCACATTGCAGTTGTTGATGATTTTGGAACAGTAACTGGTGTTCAAGGTAATATCCTTGAGACTAACTTCTTCTTATCTAAAGCACTTGATGGTGAAGAAGATGGAAATGCTCCAATCAGAAACTACTACAAGAACTACCTTGCAAACAATTCAGCATATATCTTTGCTGGTGCTAATGCTGGTTCAACCTTTGATGCTGTAAGAGGACTTAATCCTCAAGCAAGCGGATTCTCCTCAGGATATACTAAAGTTACCACTGGTGCTGGTGCTTGGGGACTTGAGGCACAAGGAGTTACATTTAATGTTCTTGGTAATGTTACTTACACTCTTGGTGGTGGTGCTGATTATGGTGCAAGTGGTGGAATGGCACCTACACTTGGAGATGTCTTAACTGGTTTCAAACTCTTTGAAAACAAAGATGAAATTGCTGTTGACTTCTTGTTGATGGGATCATCAATGAATGATCAACTTTCAACACAATCCAAGGCAAACCTTCTGATTTCTATTGCTGAGGGAAGAAAAGACTGTCAAGCAGTAATCTCTCCACATAGAGGTAATGTTGTAAATGTTACTAACTCTACTACTGCCACAAACAACATTCTGAACTATTATTCACAGATTAGTTCTTCTTCTTATGCTGTTCTTGACAGTGGTTATAAGTATGTCTATGACAGATTTAATAATGAATTCAGATACATTCCTCTGAATGGTGATGTTGCTGGTATCATGGCAAGAAACAATACTGTTTATCTTCCTTGGTTCTCACCTGCTGGTCAAGCAAGAGGAACTTTAAATAATGTTGTTAAGTTGGCATACAATCCCAACAAAGCACAGAGAGATCAACTCTACAAAGCAAGAATTAACCCCATCATTAACCAAAATGCTGCTGGTGCCATTCTCTTTGGTGACAAGACTGCTCTTAGCTACAAGTCTGCTTTTGACAGAATTAATGTCAGAAGACTGTTCTTGACAGTTGAGCAAGCACTTGAAACTGCTGCAAATGATCAACTCTTTGAACTTAATGACTCTGAAACCAGAGCAAACTTCATCAACATTGTTGAACCCTATCTGACTGACATTCAGTCCCAGAGAGGAATTGAAGACTTTAGAGTCATTTGTGATGAAACAAACAATACTCCTGATATTGTTGACAACAATGAGTTTAGAGCTGATATCTTCATTCAACCTGCAAGATCAATCAACTTTGTAACTCTTACCTTTGTTGCTACAAGAGGTGGAATTAGCTTCTCTGAAGTTACTGGAACCTGATTTATTACAAGTAGTCAATAACACAAAGAGGTAACACAAATGGCAAACATCGCAACAAAAAATCTTCATAATTTCAAGACACAGTTGAGGGGTGGGGGTGCTCGCCCCAATCTATTTGAGGCTTCTATTCCTTCATTCCCATCTGGTATTTCAGGTGCAGGAACACTCTGGAATGATGCAGCAAGAAAGGACTTTAGATTCCTTTGTAAGGCTGCTCAACTTCCTGCCTCAACTGTTGCTGAGATCCCAGTTCCTTTCAGAGGTAGAATCCTGAAAGTTGCTGGTGATAGAACCTTTGAACCTTGGACAGTCACCATCATTAATGATGAAGACTTTAATCTGAGAAGTGCTTTTGAAGGATGGATGAATACAATTAATGACCTGTCACACGCTACAGGCGTTACTAATCCTTCCTCTTATATGGCAAATGCCTATATTGCTCAACTGGGCAGAGGTAATGCAAGAAATTCAACCTCTCACCCACGTGACAACAGACAACAGCAGGTTCTGAGATCTTATAAGTTCACTGGAATCTTCCCAACTGAAGTTGGTGCAATTGATCTGAGCTATGACTCCACTGACACCATTGAAGAATTCACTGTAACCTTCCAGGTTCAGGACTTCAGAATTGGTGTTGCTGAAGATGGCAGAAGTGATGGAGGATCAACTCCAACGTTTAAGTGATATTTTAAGTTGATAAATACTAGGAGCACAGTCGCTCCTAGTATATAATAATGGCAAGATTATTTGGTTTCTCAATTGAAGATAGCGAGAAGCAACCACCAGGGCTAGTATCTCCAGTTCCTCCTAATAACCAGGATGGGTCTGAGAACTATATTAGCTCTGGTTTTTTTGGTTCTTATGTAGATATTGAGGGAATCTATAAGAGTGAAAATGATCTTATCAGAAGATATAGATCTATGTCATTATATCCTGAGTGTGACAGTGCTATTGAAGATGTTGTAAATGAAGCAATTGTATCTGATACAAATGATTCACCTGTAGAAATTGAACTATCAAACTTGAATGCTAGTGATGGCATCAAGAAAAAAATTAGAGAAGAGTTTAGATATATTCTTGACCTCCTTGATTTTGATACCAAGGCACATGAAATTTTCAGAAATTGGTATATTGATGGAAGACTGTACTACAATAAAGTAATTGATCAAAAGAATCCAGAAGCTGGTATTCAAGAACTGAGATACATTGATGCATCTAAGATGCGTTATGTGCGTCAGATTGTAAGAAAGAAAGGTGATGGCACTTTCCAAAGACAGGAAAATGCTACTGATCAGTTCCAGTTCCCACCTATTGAAGAATATTTTGTCTATTTGGATGGTGGTAAAAAGACTGGATATGGTACACAGCAAGCAAGTGGTGGTGTAAAACTTACCAGAGATTCTATCTGCTATTGTACTTCTGGACTGGTTGATAGAAACAAGGGATCAACACTTTCTTGGTTGCATAAAGCAATTAAACCACTCAATCAATTAATGATGATTGAGGATTCTCTTGTTATCTACAGACTTTCTAGAGCACCTGAAAGAAGAATCTTTTACATTGATGTTGGTAATCTGCCCAAAATTAAGGCAGAACAATATCTTAGAGATGTGATGATGCGTTATAGAAACAAGTTAGTCTATGATGCAAACACTGGTGAAATCAGAGATGATAAAAAACACATGTCCATGATGGAGGACTTCTGGTTACCTAGAAGAGAAGGTGGCAGAGGCACTGAAATCACTACACTTCCTGGTGGACAAAACCTTGGTGAGATTACTGATATTAACTACTTCCAGAAAAAACTTTACAGATCACTGAATGTTCCTGAAACGAGAATTCAGGGAGAAGGTGGTTTCTCACTGGGTAGATCATCTGAAATCCTGAGAGATGAAATTAAGTTCTCCAAGTTTGTTGGAAGAATGAGAAAGAGATTCTCTCATATGTTCCAGGATCTTCTCAAGACACAACTTATCCTCAAAAATGTTGTGACTCCTGAAGATTGGGAGTTGATGTCTGATCATATTCAGTATGACTTTCTCTATGATAATCACTTTGCTGAACTCAAAGAGGCAGAACTTACTACTGAAAGACTTAATCTTGCTGCACTTGCTGAACCTTATGTTGGTAAGTATTACTCTAATGATTATGTAAGACGTAAGATCTTACGTCAAACTGACATTGAGATTGAGGAGCAAGATGCATTGATTGAAAAGGAAATTAAGGATGGTGTCATCCCTGATCCAAGTGCAATGCCTATTGATCCAGCAACTGGTCAACCAATGCCACCTGCACCTGGTGATACAACAGGTGGTTTAATGGGTGCAACTCCTCAAGCACCTGAGGTTGATGAGGCAAAGTTTGAAACACCCAGTGGTGGGGAAATATAAATAAATTTATTGTAACTTATACAACATGGAAGAATTAATGGATCTTTTGGTGAAAGATGAATCACCAACACAAATCAGTGATGCCATCAAAGACATGCTTTATGCCAGAACTGCAGAAAAAGTTCAAACTGCAACTCCTGGAATTATGAATAGTGTATTTGATGGTGAAGAAGTTTCTGCTGAGGTTGAATCACCAGAACAAGAAGAGAACTAAATACATTAACAGGTCTGTTGTAATTAAAAGTAATGGCGAGCGCACTAAAGGCAGTTGGGTCTAATCAAACAATAACCACTGGTACTTCACCAGCATCAACCACTGCAATTTCTCAACAAACTGATACTCTCAGAGTTGTTGCAGAATCTGTTGGGGTTCATGTTGCAATTGGAGCTAATCCAACTGCTACCACAGGTGATATCTATGTTGGTACATCTGGTGGTGATGAAAAAATTAGTCTTGGTCCTGTAGCATCTCAAAGAGTTGTAGGTGTTACAACTGGTGCCACAACTACTATTGATTTTCCTGAGGGTACAGGTTGTCCTTTTGGTGTGGGTGATGCAGTTTCATTAACTGCAACTGGTCAATCATATTATGATTTTAGTCATAAAACAATTGCAAGTATCAATAATACTGCTGGTGTTGCTGGTTACTTTGGCACAAGAATTGTTGTTAATCACAACTCATCTGGAATTGTAACAGCATTTGCTCCTGATTATGCTGACCTGAGAAGGTCATTTAAAGTATCACTTAGAACCGCTGCTGGCAGTGGTAAAGCGTTCGTACAACAAGTTCAAGTCTCCTGAGGTCACAAATGAAACTAATCAGAGAAGAAATCGAATCTGTTGACTTCATTGTAGAATCTGTTGGTGGAAAGAAGTCAATGTTTATTGAAGGCATCTTTCTACAAGGAGACCTTCAAAATAGAAATGGAAGAATGTATCCCATGAGCGTCCTGAGAAAGGAAGTTCAAAGATACAATGAAAACCATGTTAAGTCAGGAAGAGCATTAGGAGAACTGGGTCACCCAGAAGGTCCTACTGTAAATCTTGACAGAGTATCCCACAAGATTGTATCACTCAGAGAGAGTGGTTCAAACTTCATTGGTAAAGCTAAACTCCTGAGCACACCAATGGGTAAGATTGCACAGTCACTTATTGATGAGGGTGTAAAACTGGGTGTTTCATCCAGAGGTATTGGTTCACTGAAACCTACCAGAGAAGGAGTAAACATTGTAGGTGATGACTTCATGTTGGCAACTGCTGCTGACATTGTTGCTGATCCTTCTGCTCCTGATGCTTTTGTTGAAGGCATCATGGAAGGTAAAGAATGGGTATGGGATGGTGGTGTTCTTAGAGAACAACTTGCTGCCAAAACATACAAAGAGATCAATACTTTAGTTGATCAAAAACAACTTGATGAACAAAAACTGGAAGTTTTCAATAATTTCCTCAATAGCCTTTGATATAAAAGGTTTTAATTTATAAATAAATATAGTTTAAAACAGGCAATCGGAGAGTTTCAAAATGTCTCGTGGAGATCTACAAGAAATGGAAGTAAAGACACAGCAATCCAAAACTGCGGTAAACTCTGGTGCTAAGGCTGGAGACCCAATGGATTCATCTCAGGCTGGTTCTTATGAGGATCTTGGTGGTCCTTCACCTGAGAACTATAAGCCAGATGATGATTCTGCTAAGCTTAAGGAACCAAAAATCAAAACCGTTGCTGACGTAGTCAACAAGGGTGCTAAGAGTGCAGATGCTATGCAGAAAATGTCTAAGGAAGAAACAGAAACAACTGAGGAAGTTGTAGCAGAAGAGGAAGTTTCTACTGAAGAAGTAGTTGCTGAATCAGAAGAAACAACTGAAGAAGCATATGACATGGATGAAGATGTCAATGCTCTCCTTGGTGGTGAAGAACTCTCCGAGGAGGCTAAGGAAGAACTTAAGACCTCTCTGGTTGAAAGAGTTGACTCATATCTTGAGTATGTCTGCGAAGAGTGGATGACTGAGAATGAGTTGGCTGTAGAACATGGAATTAAATCTGAAATGACTGAGAGTTTCCTCTCAGGCATGAAGAGTCTTTTTGAAGAACATTATGTCACAATCCCTGAAGATAAATATGATGTGCTGGAAAGCATGGTAGAAAAACTTGATGAAATGGAGACCAAGCTCAACGAGCAAATTGACAAGAACATCGATCTGAACAAGCGTCTGGCTGAGTCCACCGCTGATTCGATTCTTGATCAAATCTCTGAAGGTCTTGCGGCCACTCAGAAAGAGAAGCTCGCCTCACTTGCCGAAAGTGTTGAGTTTGAAAGTGAAGACGAATATCGTGAAAAACTGGAAACCCTGAGGGAGTCATATTTCTCCTCCAAGGCACCAGCTCCAAAAGTAGCCCAACAACAGACTCTGTCTGAGGGTGTAGATACAACAGAAGCTCCTGTTACAGGAACTATGGACGCATATCTGCGTTCCCTGGGCGCTTTCAAAAAGTGAATTTAACATTAATTCAAACATTTAACTAATAGGTAACAAAGCAATGTTTCAATCCGAAAGATTGCAGGAAAAGTGGGCACCACTTCTCGACTATGAAGGTCTTGATTCAATTTCAGATTCTCACCGTCGTGCTGTAACCGCAGTCCTGCTCGAAAACCAAGAGAAGTTCCTCAAAGAGGAAGCAGCTTTCTCATCAGGCATCAACCTGATGGAAACCCCCAACATCAACACTGACCCTGGTTCTACTGGAAACG